CATTACTACTTTAAATGCATACAAACCTTGTTTTTGTTGTATTGTTTCTAAGTATGGAGTAACTCTAGCAATAAATGAATTCCTTGTAGTAGCTGTATTTTGTTCAAATACTACTGTATCTGCAATTTGACGAATGTAATTTTTCAATTCAATCATTAAACGTCTTACATTTACTCTGTCTAGAGCAGATGCTTCTTTTTGTAATGTTTTCTGTCCAAATACTACAACTCCATTTTTAGGTAAAGATGCTAATGGGTTAACATTTGATTCATATAAATCGTATTTGTTTGCTTGAGTCAATTTATATTGAGCGCGGATTACTGTATTTAATCCACCTCTGTTGATACCTGCTGGAGCAAACCAAGGAGCAGCTACTTTATCGTTGAAAGCATAAACACCTGGGATTACGGTTGAAGCTGGTGCCCAAATTTGTCTTCCTGTAGATGGGTCGATTACTCTAACCCATGGGTAGTATGAAGCTGCATATGAAGTATCTCTTGAATTAGCTTGACTAATAACTTCTGCAACGTTTCTATCATATGTGACTAAATCCATTACATATAAATTATCTCCTCTATCTTGTGTATTTTGAATAAGAGTTGAAATCTGGGAAGTATGTAAATCATTTGTTAAACCAGGAGTGAACAATACATTGAATTGGTAAGCATCTCTGTTTTTCAAAATATTAATAGCATCATCATAATCAGCAGGGCTAACACCTTGTGTATTATTTGCAGTAATATTTTCATATAAATTTGCTCCGTTAATTACATTTCCAACAGCACCTCCAAATGTACCATTTTGAGCAACCGGGATTGAACCAGTAAATTGGGGTTTTGGTTGTCCATTTGCATCTAAATAATTTGGGGTAGGGAAATTAACAGAAGTAACACGTATATAACGTGATTGATTTGTATATTCACCAGTTACATCAATTTGTTCGTTTACTGGGTCGTATACTAGTTTTTGGTCTCCGATTACTTTAGAGATATAACGAGGTGAATATGGGTCTAAGCTTAGGTTATTCCATGTTTCTAGGATTAATTTTTGGTTTGTTCTATCATCTCCTCTTCTTACTAATAATGTAAAAGTACCAGAAGCTGTATTTTGAGTAATAATTTCAAATCTTACATTATCTTTAGTTCCTAAAAGTAAGGCTCCTTCACTTCCTGTAATATTATTATTCATAATAGTACCTTCAGAAATAGTTTCAAGGCCAAATATGTTATCACCTACATATGCTGGATCAACATATCCTCCAGTAACATAAAGTAAATTGTTTCCTACTGCTGAAGATGTTGCCGGGGTGTAAGAACCGCTAACTACACGTGTTACAAGTAATGAAGTACCACCATAATTAAAATAATTGTAAGCAGCCAATGAAGTAAAATAAGAATTAGCTAAACCACCACTTGTAAATGTATCACCAAAATAATTTTGATAATCAGAATACGATGTGACTAATGTAGGAATATTTACAGGTCCTTTAACTGTTGGTCCTATAATAGCAGCACCAGCTTGTACAGGTTGTCCTGTTAGAAACGTGTTATCGATTTCACTTATTGTTACCCCTGGGGAAATTGAAAAATTTGCCATTTTATTTTTTATTATAAATATTAATTTTCTTGTTAAAATCTATCATTAAGCAGGAAAAGTAGCTCCTGTAGGTAGGATGTTAAAGTCTAATATAATAAATTCAATTGTTCTTGTTGGTTGCAAATAAATTTGACCTATCAACTGATTGTTATCTATTGTAGTGGGTGTATTATTTGATTCATCCATTACTACCTTAAACGCTGTTAAACCTTGTCTTTGTTGTACAGATGCTAAATATGGGTTAACTTGAGCTAAAAAGTTATTTCGTGTTGTTACTGTGTTTTGTTCAAATACTAAAGTATCTGCTACTTGTGAAATATAATTTTTTAATTCAATAAGTAATCTTCTTACGTTAACACGATCAAGTGCACTTCTTTTTTTCTGTAATGTTTTTTGTCCAAATACTGTTACACCTGAAGTAGGGAATGTTGCGATTGAATTAACATTACTTTCGTATAAAGTATCTCTATTTCCTTGAGTCAATGAACGCTCTGCTCTAATCACTGTAGTTAATCTTCCACGGTTGATTCCTGCAGGAGCAAACCAAGGTTCTGCTATATTATCGTTAAATGCATATACACCAGGAATCATAGTTGATGCAGGTACCCAAACTTGACGTCCTGAATCTGGGTCAATTGTTTGAACCCAAGGCCAATATGCTGCAGCATATGAAGTATCATATGTTATAGCATTTGTTGTTACTGGAAGTATATTTGAGTTATATCCTACTAAATCAAGAAGTGTCATTGAATCTCCTCTACTTTGTACTACATTTAATAATTGGGATACAACAGAAACATGTGCTGGGTAATTTGTTCCATCTGCAATTAATCCAGGTGCTGTAATTAAATTATACTGGTAAGCATCTTTATTAGCAAGTAATGAAATAGATTCTGTATAAGCACTTGCTGGTAAACCTTGGATATTTGTATTGGAAATATTTTCATAATATGCTCCAGCTACTCCAGTTGGAATATTTTTTCCACTCGCATTTCCAAACACACCTAAAGATGATGTTGGAAGTGAACCTGTATATTGTGATTTTGGATTTCCTATGTTATCAAAATAATTTGGAGTAGTTACATTTACTTGTTTAACACGAACATATCTAGATTGATTTCTATATTCTCCATTTAATTTAATATAATATTCTCCATCATCTGATGCTACAGATTCATATTGGTTTCCTATTACTTTTTCAATGTAATTTGAGGCAAATGGATCTAATGATAAATTAGACCATGTTTCTAAAATAGAAGGAGTATTTGTTGAATCATTACCCTGGCGAATAAGTAGAGTAAATGTTCCGTTATTTGTATTTGGGGAAACAATTTGCCATCTGTAATTGTCTGCTGTACCATGTTCTAGTGTACCATCAGCATATAAAGATCCTGAGCTATTCATCATCTCACCTTCAGATAATGTTTCTAGTACAAAAGATGCTACGTTTGTACCCCCAGTAAAATATGTTGTGGTACTGCCAGAAACAATATATGATGAATTTCCAATCAGTCCATTTGAACCAATGTATGTAAATACTACATTTGGTGATGAAGCACTTGATGAAATGCTTAATAATGTTGAACTCGAAACATTAAATACCGCTGATGTTGTTACAACATAATTTGCAATTGTGTTAGCTGCAAATGAGGAAGTGTTTATATATATTGTTGTTGAAGTATTTGTTTCATTTGATCCTGTAAAGTAATAGGTAACACCATTTACAGCAAATGAACTTGACCCAACAGACATACTTTCAGAAACAAATGTTAAATCAAGTGTACTTGAAGCTGATGTAGCTGCATCAAATGTTGATATAACTGATGATGTTGCTGGGGAAAATGTTCCACTTACTACTCTTGTTACAAGCAATGTATTTCCTCCATTATTGAAGTAATTATATGCTGAAATAGATGTAAGATAAGAATATGTTTGACTTCCACTTAAAAATGTAGAGCCAAATTTATTCAAATAGTCACTATATGTTGTACATAATACAGGGATCCCTACTTTACCTTTAATTGTCGGTCCAATAAGAGCAGCACCTGCTTGTATAGGGCCTTCTGTAATAAATGATTGATCGTTTTCTATAGCTAATACACCAGGTGATACAATTGTTTCTGCCATTTGTTATGAATTATTTTATTATAAATATGGTGTTATCTATTTTAGATTAATCTACTTTAATGATTTCACCGGTTTCCGGATTTACAGATACTTTTCCATATTTTTCAAATACGGATTGTGTAAATTCTGATTCTTGGTTTGAAAGATTAGATAAAAACAATTTTGCATCGTTATGACGATTCTCAATTTGAATTTTAATCATTTCAATTTCACCTAACTCTAAAATTAAATTTTGAGTTTGGTTTTGGATTGATTTTAATGTTTGTAACTCTTCTTCGGTTAAAAACTTTTTTTCTGAAACTATTGACATATTATTTTATTTGTTGATAAATATATTAGGTTATTTGTTATCTGGCTATTTCTGTTATTCTTAACCACATTGAAGTAGCTGCGTTTACTATAGTGATGTTATCATCAGCAGAATTTCTACGGCATGCAACAACTATTGATTTTGCAGTTGTGTTAGAGTTAGTATATCTTCCAGTTAATGGAAATAATACACCAGTACGATTACCATTTACTGTACTTTGAGCACTATATGTTATTTCTGTACCATCCACTTTTATTCTAGAAAAATATGAATCATTACCAGTTCCACCACTAAAATCATAACTAGCAAGATGGTAGTGAATCACTAAATAACTTGTAGAACTTAATGGGGTATAACTATAGGTTAAAAAATCTGTATCTGAAGTACTAGTTGCTATAGTTGTTGTACTAATAGTTACTTCAGTATTTGATAATATAGTATCTTTAATTACTTGTCCAGCTGTCCATGCACTTGGGCTTACTGCTCCTGCTACTGAAAGGTTTCCGGTTTGTAAATCTAAACCAATTAATTGAGCATTACTTCCTCCAGTATTTGTACCTCTTAAAATTCTAAGATAATTTTGGTAAGTATCTATCATAGATGCTGAAGAGTATAGTCCTCCAGA